CTTCTTACTAACGAAGATACAGCACTACAAGCTAGACTAGATACTAACGTTACAGCTTTTACTAACGAAGATACAGCGTTACAGGCTCGTATAGATGCCAACGCACTAGTCGCTGCTTCTAATGACTTTATTACGTTTACACAGTTAAATGCTAACATTAACCTAGTTCAAGATAATGTGGCTTCTATAAGCGTTGATACCGCTGCTGGTACAGAAGCTAGACTAAATGCAAATTTAGATATAGTCCAAGATAATGTAGCCTCTCTTACTACAACTTCTGCTAATGAAGACACTGCGCTACAATCTAGACTAACTACTAATGTTACAGCCTTTACTAACGAAGATATTGCTTTACAGGCTCGTATAGATGCCAACGCTCTAGTAGCTGCTTCTAACGACTTTATAACCTTTACACGTTTAAATGCTAACGTAGATATTGTACAAGACAATGTTGCACAAAATGTTACTGATATCACTGCTTTAGAAACTAGGCGCACAGCTAATATCGCAGGTGCCGTCTCTTCAATTACTACATCAGATTTAACTGCCTCAAGAGCACTAGTCTCTGATGGTTCTGGTAAAGTTGATGTAAGTGCCGTCACAGCTACAGAATTAGGACATCTTGATGGTGTTTCTGGAGCTATTCAAACACAGCTAGATGCAAAAGCTGCATTAGCGGGTGCAACTTTTACTGGTCAAGTAAACATGAGTGATGATTTAGTAGTCACTGGTAATTTAATAGTAAACGGGGGCACTACTACTGCTAACTCAGTAAACCTAGTTGTAGAAGATAGATTAATTATGTTAGCCAACTCAGTCTCAGGCGCTCCTAGTGCTGATGTTGGTATTTTATTCAATCGAGGAAATCAAGGTAATGCAGCACTATTTTATGATGAGTCTGCTACTACATTTAAATTAAGCGATACTCAAGATCCTGCTTCTAACACTGCTATATCACCTGTGAGCGCTTCTAATCTAGATGTGGGAATTTTAACTGCAGTTACTATTAATCAAAATGGTGCAAACTTAGATGACTTAATTAGCTCTAATGTTGATGGAGCTATTTCTACTGTAAACGATACAGATCTAACTGCTTCAAGAGCACTTGTATCAAGTGGGTCAGGTAAAATTGAAGTATCAGCAGTTACTGCAACTGAAATTGGTTACTTAGATGGTGTTTCTTCTGCAATTCAAACACAATTAAACGCAAAACAAGCAACTATAACTGGAGCAGCTACTACTATAGATGATGCTGACTTAACTGCGTCAAGAGCGTTAGTATCTGATGGTTCTGGTAAAGTTGCCGTTAGTGCAGTTACTGCAACTGAAATTGGTTACTTAGATGGTGTTTCAAGCGCTATACAAACTCAGCTTGATGCTAAATCTTCGACAGCAAACGCTGAAGCTTTAGCTGCGGGTATCGCAAGCGTAGGTGTAGCAGACGGTTCTATCACAACTGCAAAACTCGCTGCTGACGCAGTAACAGGTGATAAGATAGCAGATGATGCTATCAACTCTGAGCACTATACAGATGGATCAATAGATAGAGTCCACCTTGCTGCAGATATTATTGATGGCACTAAAATTGCTGATGATGTTTTAAATTCTGAACATTATATTGCAGGCTCTATTGATGCTGAACATATAGCCAGTAGCGCAGTAACAACTGCAAAGATAAATGATAATGCTGTAACTATAGGAAAATTAGCTACTACACTAGATCTTGGAGCTCTCTCATAAGAAATCTTTGATAAACTAAAATATTTTACTGTATAAACTGGAAGCGCCTTGTAACTTACAAAATTAATTTGACAGACTCAATGTTAAAGACTATATTAAAAGGAAAGTAAATGACAACAAAAATTAGCGCTAGAGTTGGTGGCTTAGGCTTAGATGCTAGAGATAAATTTGAAGTACAGTCTAATGCAACTGTCACTATAGGTAATGGTACATCTACTGGTAATTTGAATGTAGGTACTATTACTGCTGGAACATATAACGGTCTTAGCTCTAATGCACTTACAGACTCAGACACTGTAGTCTCTATTACAGATCCTGCTATTACTTTAGCCTCAAATGGTACTGACAGAGTTGTTGTTGATAGCACTCAAAGTGTAGAGATACAGATTACTGGAGACTTAGCCGTAACAGGAACATTTGACTTAGGGTCATTATAAGGAGTAGAAAATGGCTACACAGCTACAATTTAGACGAGGTACAACAGCTCAAAATAATGCCTTTACAGGTGCTGCTGGTGAACTATCAATTGATACAGACACTAAAAATATTCGCATACATGATGGATCTAATGCTGGAGGAGCGGAAATAATTCCTGCAGGCACTATTGTGGCGTATGGCTCTGCTACACTTCCCGCAAATGCAGGGTGGTTAAAATGTGATGACTCAGCAGTAAATAGAACTACTTATGCTAGGCTATTTGCAGTTATAGGAACTACTTATGGAGCAGGTGACGGAAGCACAACTTTTAATGTACCAGACTTTAGAGACAGAGTTCCCTTAGGTGTAGGCACTAATAATAGTAGTTTAGGCGCTGAAACATCTGGTGCTGCAGCTTCAGCTGTTATGGCCTCTGCAACTAAATCAGGAGTAACTACAGGAGCTTCTAATACTGGAACAAGTAACACTGGAACTAGCAACACGGGAACAGGTAATACTGGGACTGGCAACACTGGGACTGGTAGTAGTACAGGAAGTGCCGGAGCAACCACTGTAGCATCTAACACTGGTAGTGCAGGTGCAAACACTGTAGCATCTAATACTGGCGGTGCAGGAGCAACCACTGTTGGATATAATGCCATTAATAATGTTAATGTAGTAACTGGAACAGGTAATACAGGCACGGGCAACACTGGGACAGGTAATACTGGGACGGGCAACACTGGTAACCAAAACGCAGTAATAACTACTGGAACAGGTACCACTGGAACAGGCACTACAGGTGGTGGAACAACTGCAGTTAGTGATACTGGTAATTTAAATGCTAATATTAACACAGGTGCAACAACTCCTTCATTTACAGGAAATGGAGCAGCTACTGCATCCTCAGGTGGTAAAGATACTTCTGGTAACGTTTCAGTTATTTCTGGTGGATCTGTTGGTTCACATACACACACTGTAGGAGCACACACTCATAATATACCAGGGCTATCAGTTCCTGGATTATCAGTTCCTGGATTATCAATTCCTGCTCTGAGTATACCAAACCATTCTCATAGTATTCCAGCACTGTCAGTACCTGCATTAAGCGTTCCTGCACTAAGTGTACCAGCTTTGACTATTCCATCACTAACAGTCAATTCTCATACTCATAGTGTACCCTCGCTTACAGTTAACAATCATGCTCATAGCGTACCATCGCTTACAGTAAATAGTCACGCTCATACTATACCTGCGCTATCAGTACCTGCACTGTCAATACCTGCGTTATCAATACCTGCGTTATCAATACCAGCTTTAACTATCCCTGCTCTGACAGTCGATAATTTTTCTGTAAACACTACTCTTCCTAACCAAGTGGTTCAATACATTATAAAGACGTAGATGAGCTATGACAGATAATACTAGAGAGCTTGATCAGATACAACAAGAATTAGATGAAATTCAAAAACGTAGTAACGAGAACAAAGTTTCTATTGCTACTCTAGATGCCCTCTCCCTTGAACGACATGAACATATCATGAAAACTCTTAACACTATGCACGAAAAGATTTCAAATTTAGAAAATCTTGCAACAAGTGGTAAGAGTTCTATCAGAACCCTTTGGTATGTTGGTGCTATAACAGGAGGTATTTTGGCCTTTGCTTACACAGTTTTTAACTTTTTTCCTAAATGAGTTTTTTTAAATTAGATATCGATAAATTATGTTCTAAATTACCTACACCTGTTCAGTTCAATGAAGCTCAAAGGTCTATGGTTGATGGTTTAGAGAGTAATCGTTTTTTCGTAACAATTTCTGCTCGAAGAACGGGCAAGTCCTATGCTGCTGCAATTCTTGCTTTTGCTAAATTATTAGAACCAAAACAACAAGTAATGGTGGTTGCACCAAACTTTTCTTTGTCATCTATCATCTGGGACTATGTTACTGACTTAGTTAAACAGATGGAACTTGAAGTAGATCGCTTTAATCAAAAAGATAAAGTGGTTAAATTGATCAATGGCAGTACTTTCCGATTACTTTCGGCAAATAACAGAGACTCTTTAGTGGGTCGTGCTGCAAATCTCCTAATAGTAGACGAAGCAGCCATTATCTCAAACGATGAATATTTTACTAGAGATCTTCGACCTGCTCTTTCTACTTTTAGAGATTCTCGTTGTTTATGGATATCTACTCCCAGAGGAAAAGGTAATTATCTGTTTACCTATTATAATAGAGGGATAGATGATGAATACCCTGATTGGGGTAGCACTTTACACACCTGGAGATCAAACCCCTTATTGTCTGAAAAAGATATTGAAGAGGCTAAACGTACGATTACAAAAGCAATGTATCTGCAAGAATATGAGTGTGAATGGACTACCACTGAAGATCAGATCTATCAAGGTTTGAACGAAGAAAAACATATAAATGATTTTGTTGGTGAGCGTTTCATAGAAGTTATAGGCGGATTAGATGTAGGTTATAGAGATGAAAATTGTTTTGTTGTGGTTGGATTTGACGGTATAAACTATTATGTGGTAGATGAATATGTTTCTAGAGAATCTACTACGTCAGAGTTAGCAGAGATTGTAAGAGAAAAACAAGAAGAGTGGAGTATTGATTCTATTTATATTGATTCGGCGGCTCAACAAACAAAAGCGGATTTTGCTTATGACTACGATATATATTGTGAAAATGCTATAAAGTCAGTTAATGACGGTATATCTTCTTTACAAGCCTTAATAGAACAAAATAGGTTACTATTTGATACTGAAGGAGGAGCTCACTCATTTTCTGCAATGAGTAGTTATAAATGGAATCCCAACACTGATAATCCTAAACCAGTTCATGACTGGTCTTCTCACCCTTGTGATGCAATTAGGTATGCTATATATACACACCAAAAAATGAGTGCAATAAGTGTCTTCACAGGTTAGAATAATAATTCTTTGTTATAAACGATGGGATAACGTTAATCTTATTGTAAAAGCACTTCATAAGTATTACCCAATTACTGTTATTAATAATCTAGCAGGACATACATATTCAAATGAAAATGCTGAAGTTATTAATAATGATTCAAATAGATATTGCATGGAACGCTGGTTACGCTGCTATGAATATAAAGAACCTTTTAAAGTTGTGCTGGATGACGATATACTTATAAATCCAAAAACAGTTGAAAAATTAATTAATAATTGTGTTCACATAGTTGGTATTTTTGGTTACAGTAGTGTGAATAGAAGTAGAAATTATTTTGAACTTGAAAGATTTTGGAATATAAGAAGGAGAGTAGATTTTCTGGTAGGGTCTGTCATATGTGTAAGACAAAGTTCACTTGATGCTATAAAAAAAGAACTATTAGAATATGGATTACCTAAAAGAGGAGACGATATTATAATAAGTTACTTAATTAAACATCAATTTAGATTAGAATATTTACCGACCATTGACGGTTCTTATTTTGCTTTACCAGAATATGAAGTAGGTTTAAATAGGCAATCTGACCATTTTAAACTTAGGTGGCAGGTTATAGAAAACTTTAAAAAATTAGGTTGGACATAAGATAACAAAGTAAGGTATGATGACATCATTAAAAAGATTTCCAATAAAATACATTAGAGATTTTATTAAAAAAGATTACAAAATACGTGACGAGTGCTATGTGTGTGGCAGTAGAGAAAA